GAATCCTTCTTCCTTCATCAGGATAGCCTTTGCTGTTTCAGTGAGTGACTTACCCATGTTTAGATTTCTCCTTATTTTATATTATTTATATTTCCTAAAGTTTTGATAGATAGTTTTCAAAGATTTTTAGAGCAACATCTTCAATGTCTGACTGAGAAGCTTCTCTTAGCATCTTCTTAGCCTTATCTTGATGAATTGCTTTCCAACCTTGATTAGTTAAAACCCAGTCTGCGTCTTCCATTATGCCTTGAACAAAGGCATCTGGAGCAGAAGGATCAGCGACGATATCTGCTGCTGTAGCAAGATGAAAATCGTCTTGAACGAGTTGATAGCCATTATGCGGCTTGAGAGACCCTACGCCCCTCGTTGACACACCTAGACTTGCTCCTCCATCTAACAAACTTTTGACTATTTTGCCATTGGGAGTATCTAAGATTTTTGCTTTACCCATAATGTTATTGCCATCTGGATAAAGTTTGGTGATCATGTGTGAGACACGATCTAGATTGATTTGAGGCGAATCAGGATGACCTAATTCTCCAAACGCTCTATTTTTGTTTACATAATCTCTATTGTATCTTTCAACTTCTCTTCCTAAAACGGCCTTTGGATACACACGACCGTTTCGATTTTGCTTTTCGGCTTGCATAAAGATGCCTTCAATAAACATCTCTTTCTTGCCGTTCACTGTTTCAGTAAGATATCTTACATTTAAAACTTCTTCTTTAATGAGTTTCATTAGCCTAATCCTAGTGTTCTTCTTTTTTGTAATGAACGTCTGCGCTTCATTAATGCTCGAACCATTTTGGCTCTTCTCTTCATTTTACCTTTGCGTTGTCCCATCTTACGGCGTCTACGCTCTGCTGGAGACATTCTTGTTAGTTTGCCGCCTCTAAACGTCATGCCTGGAACATTAGATACTTTTTTACGGCGTTGAATTTTACCGCCGCGAATACGGGCCTTGACAATCTTGATACGTGCTTCTTCTAGTGTTTCTTCTTCATTCATATTCTTTTGAATGACAGTGGTTTTTAGATCACCTTTACCTTCATCATTTGTATTTTGTGTACCAGGTAAAGAAGTCTTATTCTGATTCTGCACAACAGATGTTCTTCGATCTTCAATATCATCCATTGCTGAAGGTTCTTTAGATAAATCCATTTCTTCTAGATCATCTTCTTCTAAAACATCTCTATACAACTTTTCTTGACGAGAACCAGGCATACCTGTCCATGCTTGACGCTGTTCTTTTGCCATAATCATCTTCTTCATCTCAACAAGCTTTTGCTCCAAGATTCCAACAATCTTTTCTTCTGCCAGTTGATTAGCTAAATCAAAATTCTTCTCAAAGATGTTCTTAACTAGTTTAGTCATGGTGCTGCTGGGCCTCTATTGAATGCTACAGGATCACTAAACTGACCAGCATGATAATCTTCATTGTTCTTACGAAGGTCTACAAATAGTGTGAATGAATCGCCAGTTTTGTTATTGTAAGAAGTCAGAAGAATATCGCCTGTTGCATTTGTTTCTGGATTTGGAATTACTGCATTATCGCCAAGGTTCTCAAAGTTGTAATCGAAACTGCCATTCGATATGGTAACAATTTCAGAATTAGAATCACCTTGCCAATTAATCGTGAAATATCCGTTTGCTTTTGCTTGGCCAAATACTCGCTTGATGGTCGTTCTATAGTTTGTTCTTGGGTGAGTATTGCTTAACATCAACTGATTGTTGACATTCAAAGCACCAGAAAGAGTAGATGCATCAACTAGCTTACTATTTGATTCAGCAGTACCGTCAGATATCATTACGTACTTAATCAATGATCTTTTGTTGTTGTCAACAATTCTATGTTCTCTAATGATATTTGCCATCTCTTTTATTTCCTATTGCTAACCACAAACTTGCTTACTTTCTTGAAAGAATCAAAACTTTCGTTCAGCATATTTGCCATTAGCTGCTTATTATTTTTGTTAACTGATTCATATATATTTATTATTTCTTTAGCAAGAAGATAATTCACACTAGCTTGACTACCATCTCTAAATGTCAATGTTTTTTCTTCACCTTCTGCAATACTCTTCAAAGCTCTTACATTAGATTCTGACATATTAAAAGCTGTTCTTTGGTTCTTCATGTCAGATGTTTGTCTTGTGGCATAGTCACCTTGTCTAGCTTGAGAGAAAGATGATGTGCTTTGAAGACGACCAAGTTCTCTTCTAGATGTACCATAAGTTTTATCTGGTGTAGCACTAGAACTATTACCTGAACCTCCTAATGCGCCAACGCCGGCGGCCGCACTTGATAATCTTTTGCCTATTCTACTTAATAATCCTGGTCTTCTTTTTGTTTTAGTTAAATCTTTTACTTCTTTTTGTCTATTTTTTGTTCTTGTTTTTTCAATGGAAGATAATCTTCTAGCTTTTGCAGCATCATTTGTTTTATCGGCCACTTTGGCTGCTTTTGCAGTTTTAGCCAACTTAGCAACTTTTGCAGCTTTAGCCGCGTATCCTACAACTGGTAATGCTCCGGCTGCATCTAGTGCTGCACCAACATAGTCACCTCTAGATAGAGACATTCCAGCAGAAGCTAAACTTGCTGCTGATCCTGCTGGACCTGGAACAAAACTAGCTGCATCTAATGCTGCATCTGCTGCTCCATATTGTCTAGCTTCTTCTAAATTTCTAGAAAAATTTTCTTTTATTGTAGACGATGTAGTTTTTCTAACACCTGTTAAAGGAGAAACTGACATCTTTTTCATTCTGATACGAGTAGATTCAATTCCTTCTTTAGCCAACCTATTATAAATTCCTCTTCCTGCTGCTCTTCCTGCCGCACCAATAGCACCACCTATAAGTGTACCTAGTGCTGCGCCTCTTTGGCCAGACTTTAGCATTCTTCCAGAAGTAGCAAGTATGCCTTTATCTCCAGTCATTTTCAATCCAGCTTGAAAATCTCTCTTCTTTTCGGCTGTTTTTTGTGTTTGTTTTCCTAAAGCTTGAAGTCTTACTCTACTTTCGTTGCCAAAATTCTTTTTTACGTGTCTTAAAACTCTTTCAGCTTTATCTAAATGTACAGCCGAATCTGGGTGATCTTCTTCATTAGAATATGCTTTTTCAATATGACCAAGATATTTCTTATGTAAGTAATCATAGGTGGCTTCATTCAAATCTAATCCTCTAGTCATGACAAAAGGATCGACAGGAATTGGAATATATCTGTTGATCTTGTCCGCCCAATACATGACAACTTTGTATCCTTCAGGGAATACACGAACTGAACGGCGTCTTAGAACAATGATGTTGGGTAAATCGTTAATGTCTCTAATAGTTTTATCTAACTTTGCTTCCTCTAGTGCTTCACCACCTTCAAGATGATCTGCTACGGTTGTTAGATAATCTTCTGCTTTGGTAATCTTCGACTGAACCCAAGCTTCAAGTTCACCTTCACCTTGCAGTTTATCAAGGATTCTTCTAGCTGCGGCCATAATTGTGTTAACTTCGCCGCGAGCCATAGAAAACTCTTCATCGCCCTCTTCTTCATTTACAGATTGCTTAACTTTGGTAAATAGCTGACGATTACCAGTAATCATATCTAATAGAACATCAAGTAGCTGCAATAGAGTATCGCGCTCTTGTCTTGTCATTTGAATGTTATCTTTGCGAAGTGCGCGTTTTAGAATAGACAATTTTTTAGCATCAAACAAACCGGCACGAACAAGTTGAGCCAACTTGCGTTCTTCGTCAGAAGTTGGCGCAACTTTCTCTTTTTCTTCTCTAATCTGCTTGATGTTTTTCATAATGTATTATTCCTTAACCATTTTCTTAGCTTGACGCTTAACAAATTTATCAGAAAGAGCACCAGTTAGACGCGCTGGCACTTTACCAAACTTTTTCATATGGCGATCTCGGAGGTCATCATCCTTCTCTGCCGCTTCTCGACCTTCGTCAGCCGGCGTTTTACCTTCCATCACTTGACCAAAATAACCTTTGCCAATTTTAGCCTTCTTTTCATCTAGCTTCATTACTGCCTTTTCAGACAATGCTGACGAAAAATTTACACGCATTTCATCTAGATTTTTATCTAGAATATTGCTAATTGCTTTGTTTACTGACATTTCTTTGACTCCTAAACAGTTCTTATATTTATTCTTCTACCAACTCGCAGTGAAATAAATTGATTACTCCACTAACTTTGTTGCTGACAACAGTAGCATCTAATTGATGAGGTCCTGAAACAACTCTTACTCTTGAACCTCTTGGCAATAATGCTTCTAGTTCACCAGGATTTGATGAAATCGCATCGGTATAAATTGACTTTTGACCTTTTTTAACTTCTATCTGCAATACTACAGGCGCATCATTACCCTCTGTAAAACCGCTTATAGCAACATCATAACTTAGAGATGTAGAAATATATCCTCTAAAGATATAATCTGTGCCAGGCTTTATCTTTTCTGGCTTATATCTTTCACTCAAGCCTGTATAAACTGTATAGTCAAATGGTGCTTCCGTATTCTCAAAGGCCGAGTCTATGTTATCTACATAGTTTTCCAATTGAGACGCTTCATCATCTGACATATCTGGTTCGTGACCCATATACAAAAATCTGTTGATGTATTCATATCCGTCAGCAGTATAATAACCTAAAGCACTCAGTTCATTGTCATCAAACATTCCAGCGTTGTAAAAGTTGTAAAGTTCTTTGTTTACTTTTAACGCTTCTTTTTCTTTGACAGAAGTAATCTTCTTATCTTCCTTTTCACGACTGTTTAAAGTTTGAGCATAAAAACTAGTTTCGTCTTTTTTCTTTGGTGCACCAAAAGTTGCAAATCCCTGAGAAGGTGATAGAGATTTGGAATACGAGGCCTGAACTTCTATACGACTTTTATAGGGAACTAGTCTGCCGTTATCTACAACGTAAGCAACTTCTCCCTTGCTATTTGCATAACGACCAAATCCCATATAAGTCAAGCCAAGTCTTCTGGCTTCCATTGAAGCGGCGGTCTTAGGTTCTGATTTAACTTCGGCCGCTAAAGACTCGCTGATAAATTCATCGTACCTAAGCATTATCTAGCTGGCTCCATAGTATCATTCACGAACCTCTGACGATTGCGAGCCTGATCTGCCTCTACTCCCATATCTAAAGGATCCATTTGATCTTTACCTGTACCATCTTGCATTGGCATTTGTTCTTGCGGTACACCTTGTTGTGTCATATATTGCTGCATCATGGCTTCTTGAGGTGTTGGCGGAACAATATTAGGCGTAGCCTCGGGCGCGGGCGCCTGTGCCTGAGCTTCTAACGGATTACCTTGTTCGTCAACAGGCGCCGTTGCTGCTTGTTCATTTGCAATCTGTTCGTCAATCTTTTCAATATCTTCATCATCCATCATGAGAACATTACGACGAACCCATTCTTTCGAGTAATAACGTCCAACATATGGATCAACCATTTGAAGAACGCCCATTCTGTTTAATAGAATTTCAGCTTCTTTTAACTCTGTGAAGTTATTATCCTTCATAAAGTCATAATAGATGTTCTCTTTAAATTCGTTCCATTCTTCTTCAGTGCATACTTTTTTTAATACAAGTTGTACACGAAGTATATCATCAAATAAAATAGAAAACTTATTACGAAGTCTATTTACAAACTTACCAAATTTCAATTCTTCTCTAGTAATTTCTGTTGTTCTACCAAGACTAAATCCTTGTGCTGGTTCTAATCTAGAAATAGGAACACCAAGAGACTTGTAGAGCTTCTTTTCAAAATACTTTACATCTTCCAATTCACCAAGATTTTGGCCGCCAGGAAGAGTTGTGATTTCTGTACCTTTGCCGCCTTCACGACGAGGTAACCAGAAATCTTCAAGCATAGAAAGATGCTTACGATCATCCTTGATTTCGCCAGTCGTGCTATCGTACACCAACTTGTTACGATATTTTACCATGACATCACGAAGGTATTGTTCAGCCTTAATCGTTGGCATATTACCAACATCAACATAGAATACTCTGCGCTCCGGTGCGCGTGATAGACGATAGATAACAGTTGCATCTTCGACCATACGCAACTGATTAAGTGGCTTGATAGCCTTGTGTAGATAAGAGAGAACCATCGCTCTCTTGCTATCCATTAGGCCTGAATTAACATTTACTACAGAATCAACTGCAATTTTTGTACCAAGATTAGAGTGAGCGCCGATTACACCTCTTTCATTGTAGAGGTAATATTCGTTCATTCTCTTGATAATTTCCATACCTGTTTCGGTATCTTTTGTTTTCTGTACTTCTCTAACTTTGCGAATCCTACGAGGGTCGATGTACTTAATCTCAGTGATGCCCTTTTGAGGCGACTTTTCATTAATTACAATGTGGTAGAACAATCTTCCGTCAATATACCAACGACGGAAAATATCATGTCCCATGTTACCAAAATTTAAAAGCTTGAGAATATACTCAAACTCATCTCTGATTTTTTTCTTGACTGGATTTGATTCTTTAAGTTCGTCGGTGTTGATTTCAACGCCGTTTCCTTTATCATCATTTACGATAGCTTCATTGACAATATCATCGATTGCGCCTTCAATTTCAGGCTGCATTGCCATTTCTCTATATCTGGTGATAAGTTCGATTTCATTGCGGACTACACCGTCCAAATCGACATAGGTGCCATAGTAAGCACCTGACTGAATAGTTACAGCACCGTCATCGTTCTGAGGTAAGGTAAACGTTTTGTTACGTTCATCTTCTTGCTCAGACTTTTTACGGTTGATTTCAAAACCAAATAGTTTTATGGCCACAGATTTTTTCTCCAAAAAAACATTATATTAGGGGATTTTTGTCCCCTAATATATATGCTAAGTTTTAAACAATAGCTACGTTACGAGTCGGCGGAGAAAGGCCGGTTCCGTTTGAATCACCAACTGTAGATTCCCACCACTGATATGCGAATGTGACTGCATATTCTTCAATTGTATCGTTTGCTCCCCAATCTAGTTCGATTGGTGTAACGTCTATTGGGAACATACCGATGAAGCTATATGACTTCAAAGCTTCTCCGGACTTTCCATACTGTATTACGTGACCATTTTTCTGGTAATCTCTTGGACCTGCAAAAGATGGATTTCTTAAATTGCCTCTATGAGAATTTAAACCGTTCATCCATAATTCCATAGCATTACGGATTTTGAAATCTTCGTCGTTGATAATTGTAACTGTCCATTCAGTGAATGTTCTATTACCAGCAAACTTTAGTTCACGACCAAAGTAAGGAACTGGAATAGCATTTACTGTAGAACCAGGCAACTGTGCTGCGCGGCAGAAAAATGTAAACTGCTGAGAGATGCCAAGACCATCAGCATTTGCTCTGTTTGCGCCAGCTCTAACGATTTCAGGAAAGTTCATACGGCATTCAAATAGATTTGGACGAGCACCATCCAAAGCCATTGCTGACCTAAACTGATTAATATTAAAAGACATCTATTTTACTCCTGATTATTCTTTCTATTTATTGAATTTTTTGAGAAAAGGGCGGAATAAATCCACCCTTTTCATTTGTTATTAGAATCTACCTACAACTTCATCGAAGCTTACGCCAGTTCTTACGGCCACGAAGTTAAGCTGGATAAAGTTGATTGAACGTGCTGGCTTGATATAGATATCGCCAATAAATTCGTTTCGGTCAATAACTTCTGGAGTATTATTTGTTTCATCGCATACTACGCGGAAATCAAAGATACCGCGACGACCTTGAACGTCTCTCAAGAATGGTTCAACGAGAGATACAAACTGTGCGCGTGTAAATGCATCGTTAAATTCAAATAGTGAGAACTTAGCTGCTCTTGCGATAGCCTTCTCAAGTACGATGAATAGACGGCGAACGTTAATGCGGTCAAATGCCGATGGCTTGGCCAACATTGTCTTATCGCCATATAGAATTGTTCCTTCGCCTGCGAAAGATACGACTGGGTTAATACCAGCTTTGTATAGTTCGTCACGATCTGTCTTGTCTGGATTCCAAGCAAGACGAACAACGTTTCTGATCTGACCGCGATTGAAACCTGCTGGTGAGAACCAAGCATCACGCTCAAAATCTGTTCTTACGCATAGACCGGCGATATCACCGTTTAATGGAACCCAACGATAGGTGTCATTGTACTTGTCGAACTGATACTTCCAGTTACAATCCATTACAGCATAAGATGTTGATCTGTTAATTGTGGTATTCTTATAAGCAATGGCATCTGTCATTTCATCGCCAATGTTGTCAATAACGTTTTCTCTGCTTGGTGAAACAAAGGCCACAGAATCTTTACGATATTCAACAACGTTGTCAATAACGTGCTGTACCACCGCTGATGGGTGATCAGATGTCATAACTAGAGAAATATCAACTTCGTCTGAGTTTCTGAACTTATCATATCCTGCTGTGATATCAGATGTTGCTGCACCAGATAGTACACCATCAGCCAAAGACTTAGTGTAAGCAGTATTTGAAGAACCAAATACTCTACCAGTATTAGCTACTGCGCCCCAGTTATTGCTGGATAGTGTCATACCAAGACCACCGTCTGGATGAGCTAGCCACCAGACATATCTTGAACGATTGTTAATTACTTCCTTATAGTAGTTTGATGTGCCGTCTTCAAGCTTTGCATCCGAAGCTGCTGAAACAAAGGCAAATCTTTCGATAACTGTGTTTGCTGTACCGCTGATTGCACCAGTCGAATCGATAACTGCAATGTGCATTTCATCGTTTAATGCGCCACTGTTTGTAGCGTATGTTGATGTACCTGGTACAGAATCGAAGTATCCGTTATATGGCCAAGAGCCGAATGCTGTTGTATTACCAGAACCTGCAAATAGAGAAACTTTTAATGAGTTTCCTAGTGTGCCTGGATACTTAGCAGCCCATGTGCCATATGTGTTTGCACCATCTGAATGGTTTTCTAGATAATCAAGTTCGTTTTCGATTAACAAACTTGCACCATTAGATGTAGAGTTTCGTGAAGATGTACCTGTTGCTCTGACAATCTTTAAGTTACGAGCATAGGATAGAAAGTTTGCTGCTGTGAAAAAGTCGGTAAAATTATCACTATTTGGCTTACCAAATGTGTTTACCAACTCAACTTCGCTAGAAATAGTGCGAATCTCATTGACAGGACCCCAAGTAAAATCGCCGACAAACGCACCCTCAGTTGTTCCAACTGCTGGTACTACGGTTGTCAGGTCAATCTCTGAGACATTTACGCCTGGAGATAGTTGAAATGCCATATCTTTTCTCCTTATAATAGTAGAATGGTGACTATTTTATTCTTGTTAATTATTTAGATTTTTATAGTTTTCCACGAATATTCAAGTCATCAAACGGATACCTTTTGCTTCTTTCATCGAACCATAAGTCTCCATTGTTGTCTATTTCATAAAAACTGTCTTCTTGCCCTTGATATCCAGATATTATACCAAAAGGCACCATATCTTGATCCATCACATCAAACAGTTCTTTTTGGAGAGTTTGTCTGATATCATTCTGTATATTCTCTTTGAAGTATCGCTGGCTTGTCAACCAGCCAAAATGCACCAGAGTCATAGCCAAATCGTCATTATTTCCTTCTTCAGCCTTGAAAGTCTGTTTATCGGCTGAGAAGGTTATTAACTCTGTAATAGTCTGTTCGTCGTTTATGATAAGTTTGTCGCTCTCAACCAGAGTTTTAAGATTGGTACAACCTATCATTTTGGTCTGCTTAGACGTTTTTAGACCAAAAGCAATCTTCTTTTTGAATCCAGGAGACTGTTGCTGGCCCTGTTTACCTTTCATTTCAACCTTGATTAAATTTTCATATGCAAAGTCGTTATGAATAATATCTGAAACTTGAAGGCCGATGGAGTTGATTTCAACCAAAATAAAGGCTTCGTTATACGCCTTAGCTGCCTGCACTATCTTGGTAGGAAATAACATCGGCGATATCTTGTTGTCTCTGAAAGTGGCTACCTGACGATATGGTATCTCAGTCACATCTATGATAGAGAACGTAGAATAGTCTAGTCCCTGACCTTCGGCCACATCCACTGTCATACAGTAAGTTCTGCCCGGTTCAGGCTTCTTATAAATTCTGAGACTGCCTTCTATATCTACAGGAACATGCCAGACCAGAGAACGCAACTTGACCGGATGAATAAGTGTGTTTGTAGAACCGATAAACTCACACTCAAACTCTTGACGGAACTGGTCGGCTGAGGTGTTACGAATAGTCTGTTCTTTCCACTCTTCGGTTCTACCTGGCACCATGCTCCAGTGGATTTCGATTGGCTTGTATTCGCTCTTGTGCTTGATGGCATCTTCCCACATACGATAGAACAGATTTAGACCGTTTGGTGTAGAAACGATAATAACCTTTGTTGTCTGACCAGAAGAAATCGTAGGATAGGTAGACATGAAGAACTGTTCGGCAATATTGTTTGGAACGAACGCAAACTCGTCAAGAAAGATTATGTTGAATGACCGACCACGAACAGATGAACCAGATGTAGAGTCGGCCACCGCTCTGGCTCCTTTGGCTAATTCAATCGAACCTTTGTTCCATTCTTTGACGCCTTGCTGGAGAAAGCGCGGTAAGTATTCAAAGGCTAACTGTAGACGACCCATGATTTCGCGGGCTGTAGCAGATTTATTAGCCAGAATTGCTATATTGACGTTTTGATTAAACAGAATATAGTGTAGCAAATATGCAACAGATGTGGTAGTCTTACCTACCTGACGTGGCAACTTACATATAGAAAATCGATTTTCATGGAAAGTTGTGAGCATTTCTTTTTGGAAATCCCACATCTCAAATGGCATAAGACCATGATCCACGTTGATGATACGCATATATGTGCAGGCAAAATACACAGGATCATTAGCACACTTTATAAACTCATCTATTTCATGCTGAGTAAAGGCGTGCTTGTAATCTTCTTTAGGTAAGTTTGGGTTATTATTGTAACCTTTAATCATTTGTAATATGGATTCTTTGGATCGGTATCACCCGTCACATCTGGCCACCAGTCAAGTTCATATCTTTCGC